TGTTGATGACAACTCACGCCTACTCCAGACAAACTCGTCACCCTTAAAATCAAGAATATTTACACCGCGCTCAGAGTAAAGGCAGAATGAATCTCTTAGAGACATTCCGTCAAGCAAACGACCACTGTTACCACCAAGCTGGGCCTTGCCTGCTATCGATGACCTGTCGCTCTCATCCCATGTATATGGAAGCGCATTATTATCTGCTGGGTGCGACCACCGGTAACTGTGTGGTAACTCATCACCGCCTTCAGACAGATCAAGCGCGAATAAAAAGTTTTTGTGTGAACGAATTACATTAAAGCTGAAGCCCATCGTTGACCATGATACTGCTGGACTAAAATCAAGCGGAGCAAGGTTTGTTGATACGGCTTGCGGTGACCAGTATTCAGGCTCATGCTGTGGGTTATTAATAATCGGGATACTGCCAAGTAAGCATGATGTCCAGTTGAACTCACCATTAACAGTTATGCCTGTGTATCCACCACTGCTCAGATCATCCCAGCTACCACCGTCATACACATGGACATCGTTTCGGCCCAAGCAAATCCAAAAGTCACTGCTAACAGTACCAACAAATAATACGTGACCGGCCTCAATAATCGGAGTCGGGTTATCATCAGTCGACCAGTCTTCACTACTGCCTGCTGTCTTCAGTGAGTGACCAACAGCGCGAAAGTTTTCACCAACAGTGATCATGTTTGGTGGTAGCTCCCACCCAACGATATCTGAGTTGAGACCTCCGTCACCGATGTTATTTATTGATAATAATTTATTAGCCATGTGACCCTACAGTAATGAATTAATTTCATCCAAGCTTAGCGAATCATTCGCCAGCTTTTTTGTTACATCTGCTTTTGATCTCTCTGATGCATCAGCAAGCAACGCCTTCTGCATTATATTTCCAGCGCGTTTTGCCTGCCCAGATCTTAGGGCATTAACAAGATCGACTTTCTCTGACTGAGACAGGCCCTGCACAGACTTAACAAGATCTGCCCACGCAGTTTTAGCAAGAAATTTTCTCGCGTTCTGCTTGGCAAACATATTGATAAGCTCTTCTTTAGTTCTCATACTATACTGCCTTTAATATTTGGGTAGCTTGAACCACCAAGCCACGCTATTGTTGGCGCACCTAGTGGAGCTACAGCCTTGCCTGCGCCACCACCACCAGTTCCAACACGATATCCTTGTATCGCTGGAGCAGAACAGTCATGACTTTGTGGTACAGCATTTGTGCCAGCACTTGCCCAGCCACCACCGTTGCCACCACCGCCAGAAGTAAATGATGAGTAATTAGCGCCTGCTCCACCCAATCCACCAGTCCTCAATTCAGGAGTTGCCCCAGAATTATTAGCACCAGCGGTAGCTGGATACACAGAAAACGAATAAATACATGCCGAAGTTGGAGAAAATGATCCTGCAGGCCCACCACCACCAATAGCGTTTGATGGCCAGCCTGCTCCTTCACCACCGCCACCGCCAGTTACAGCTTCAGAAATAAAACCAAGTGGCCCACCGGCACCACCGCCACCGCCACCGCCCCAGATATTACCATTTGTATTATCTATTGTTACTGAAGACAGCTGAGCCGACAACCTTAAGCCATCACCACCAATCCATCCACTAACATACGGGCCATTAGATATCGCTCCACAGTTCTGACCACTGCCACAATCATCCCCGATCTTTCCTAGCAGGTTACCGCCTTGACCACCTCTACCGCCATTACCTAAAATGTATCCTTCATTAACTAAAACGAAGCCAGCGCCAACAGCTAAATTTGCAGTGTATAGACTACCTGCACCGAGCACTTGCCCAAGTATGACACCGCTGGAAACAACAGCTATATACAGCTTTGGCAGTACAGTGCCTGCCACATATCGAGTAGCAATATCCAAGTCGTTAACACTTGAGTTAACGACTGTAACTTCAGAGCCTGATGGAATAACGCCGATCATGACATGTTATATCCTACTTGGAAGCCCATCCATGTTGTGCCACCGTCAGTCGTTGTGAACATATAAATATCGTAGCCAGTTGCAGAGTTACTGTTTGGAGGTTGGACACCAGCTGGCCATTTAACGCCAGACATGGTTACTGCATATCTGGTGTCTTGAATTTCGATAGTAACTGATCGTCTTTTGTTTGCAGTTAATGTTCCACCGAAAGATATCGTTACTGCGCCTCCAGCCTCAAGTTTAAATACATTTGCGATATCTGTGTCGAGAACTAACCCACCAGCCATGCCAGCGCCATAATTATGCACAGCCTCTTCATATGAAACCAGCTCACAGTTGTCTATAAGAAAGCTATCTAGAGTACCGAAGCTCAAAATAGAGCTTGTAAAATCGAGATCACCGGACGCATCACAAACAAGAGCCTTACTTGGTGTGCTATCACCAACAACGGTGCTTGCAAGGTAGTTATACTCTGCAGTTATAGTGACTACGCCACGAAGCTGGTTAAGCTCAGTCTCATAGACAGTGATCGGTATAGCCCAGCCAGCGCCGGCCTCACCAACTAGCGTTTGCTTTAGCGCCTTCTTAATATAGCGCATATGATCATCAGCATTATTCAGACCATCACTATCGATGGGCCAGTCTGAGTCAAGATGATTTACATAATTTACTGATGATTCTAATGGCATTGCTCTCTCCGATTAATTATAATGGCCTGACCTGCATAGGTGGGCCACTCCAGCGACTTCTTGCATCATCGAGATGTATATCAAGCATCGACTCTTTAAAGCGAACATCCCACAGATCCTTCGCTACCGTATCTTTAACGAATGCACTTATCTCTACAACAAGACCGAAGACATAGCAGTCAGGATTATTATCTGTCAGCCAGTTTGTTGTGTCACTACTATTAAGGCTCGGTACTTTTTTGTAATAAACAAGATCAAGCGTAGCAGTGTTTTTTTGTGATGGGTAGATCTGTACCTGATCAGCAATAATCGCATAGTAACCATCATCAAGTGATGGATCGACTATCACTGAGTTTGGATTGTCTTCCAACATGTTCAGATGCTCTGGCGTAGTAAGCGACAAAGTTTTCTTACTGCTACCGTCTACAATTTTTATATCACGAAGACCAGAGAAGTCAGCAGGCAAGTCATAAAGCGTTTGATCAACGACACATGGCTGTGAATTACGGCTACCCATTTTCTGAGTCTTCAGCTTTTTATTAACCCGCGCCTCAACAACCTTTAAAAAAAGATCAACGTTGCCAGTAGTGCCTGCGTCTGTTCTGTCAGCATAGCCAAGAGCAAGATCAACTATTTCAGTGTAGTTCATAATCTACCTCCAACCAATTAAATCCATTGCGCTGTGTTTGTCTGTACCCATTTTTCGCCGGTAGTACCGTCAACGAGTATATATTCAAAATCGAAAACCGCTGTTTCATTAATACCGCCAGCACCTAAATTGTTTACTATAAAAGTACTACCCCATACGGTTATAACATGCCCACCGAACGAATCTTGATTAAAAATAAATCTCACTTTCTGTCCGATTTGTGGGTTCTCAAGGAGGCCGACGATAACGTCACCGGTAAGCTCCATAATAACAGTACCGCCTAAATTTGCATCGGGTGAAAGCACAGCATTATAGGAAAAAGTTTGTACAGCATCGGCGTTTTTATTAGTAACTACATCATTCGAGCCAGCAACAATAGCGCCACCAGAGCAATTGGCAATACTGACTTGTGATGTTGTTAAATCCTTTCCTCTGTATAGTTGTATTTGGCCTTGTGGTGCGTTAGGGAAATTAAGGTGGCAGTTGGTTATAAACACATCACTTGTAGGTTGATTTATAGGAACTATATCAGTGTGCATATCAACTATAGATATGCGATTTGAAGATTCCATCCTAGAAAAATCATCTTTTGATGACATCGAAACATTACTGACATGAATTTCTTTACACGCTGACCCACCTCGTATAATAGCTAAGTCACCAATAATGTTATAGGAAGATTCAATATTAACAAGTACATGTCCAATAACAATTTTACGCGCTCTAGTGTTATCAAACAGTAAGGCGCTGGCCTCTAGAACACCTGAACCAGTTCCGTCAATATTCCACACTATGTGCGCGACTTCTATGGATCCCTTAGCGTCGAAAACAAATAAATGACTGTTCGCAATAACTGGTCTACTTGTCACCCTTAACTGTTCTATAAACACAGAGCCGATGTCAATATCAGGACTCATAAAATCAGACTGCCACGTATCTAATACGCAGTTCGCTAAAAATCTTAATTCGATAGTGTTAACAGCGTTCCACTGTACATTCCCGTCTAAAAACGGGCCGTTTCCATCGGATAATAATAATAAATTTCCAAACTCTAGAACGCCATAATCAAAATTAGCGCCTTTAGTTATCGCCCCATTGGTGTTAGCAGGAACCCATGTTGCGCCTAAGCCATCAAACTTAATACATACGTTAGCGTTAATTACAACGTGCTCATCGTAGTAACTATCCAATAAAAAGATAGTCCACATGTTTTCGTGATAAATCGTAATTTGGTCTGTCGCGCCGGTAATGGTTGTACCTATACGGATACAATCAGTAAAAATTGTTTCTGCATCCTTTTTATTCGATAACAATCTATATAGCTGATTTTCGCTACCAGCCTGTAACCATTGTCTGGTGCTTCCGTATAAGTTGGTAGTTCCGACTGTAGGCGATAAAGTAATTTCGTTAGATCCGTTAGCCCATTCACCTACGGCATGACCTATAAAATTACCGCCACCGACATCTTGATATAACGATGCGTTACCGGTATCAATAAAATTCACTTGCGCTTCGACAAAGTTAACAGCATCTTGAATAGTGGCGTACATAGCTTCAGGCCCAGCCCCTACAGTCAATACCTGACTTCCAGTTGAGATGCCTGTAATTTGTTTTTTATAGCTTAAACTTGCATTAGCTGGTGTTGTCATCCTAAGACTCCGTTATGTAGTCGCCGTTAAGCGGATCGGTTATTGGGTTCCCGTTCAATGGGTCTGTTATTGCGTTCGCTGGGATTACTGGCCCACCACCACTACTAGCAATGTGATGCCCTGCAGACTTAGATAGGCCAGTAAAGCCAGCGCCAGCATGCCTGCCCATAATGGTTCCAAACAAGCTTTTCTTTCTCATGAATAATACTGGTCTACGCATGGCTGTACCTATAATCTTGATTGAACCACCCAAGCTGGGTGTAACAACTGGATCTGCAGTGCGCCTTTCATGCGCTCGGCCTCATCAGTTGATTTAAGTAATTTGTATGTGTCTGGGTTTTTCCTTTTAAAGATGGCCCACTGTAATGTGTCAGGACAAGAGATAACCATTCGGATATCCTCGTTGTCATGAAGACCGAGCTTGCTGTTCTCCAGCATGCCTGAGCTTCTTATGCGCTGGTTCTGATCCAGCGATGCATCGTCGTGGAAGACAGTCTCGCAGTAAGCGACACCGTCCTCCTTTTTGACGTGTGCAACAGCGTTACGACTTACTCGTTCGCTGTGTTGCATGGTACAAGACCTTTGTACTGCCCAGCTTGCTCTACAGTAAGCATGACAGTTTTATTTGGATTGCAACGGCCAGCTTCAGTGAATAAATTCACAGTGCCTTCGTTACGATATGGTTGTAGATCGCTACCAAGATCTGACTCACCACGAGACAGGTCATCTTTGTCACGATCAGCTTGCGCTTCCGCTGAGACTTCTACAGCCTCTTTCTTTGCGTCAGCAATGATGTCACCAGCTTCACCTTTGGCATCGCTCTCAATCTCTTCAGCTTCTGCTTTGGCGCCAGCTACAATTTTTTCAGCTTCTGCAATCGCATCCGCTTTAATCTTTTCAGCTTCAGCATTCGCTTGATTGAGCGCCTGCGCCGTTTTTGCCGGTGTAGCTTTTGCTCCACCTTTAGCGTTGTCATTACTCTTACTTTTATTGTCAGCCATTTTCATCTCCGGTTTATTTTAAAAAAAAAGGCGCACTCTAAAATTAGGGTGCGCCTTTGTGGTCAACCTGAAGGCGCTACTTACGCAGTGCCAGCAATGGTTGTGTCGATATCAGCAACAACTGCGTTGCCTTCTGGGTTAAGTGCGATCAGCGAGAAGTCAACAGAGATCTCACGGTTCTCAGCCAAACCATCACGAGCCAGTTCTTTCGTCTCGTAGCCTTGCAAGTAGCAACGCTCCCAGAGATCTGGATCGATAAGGTAAAGATCTGAAACACCTGAAGCCACTTCATCTTGAAAACGGTTGGGGACAAGCTCCAAAGTTCCAAAATTTGTGACCAGAATATTCACAGAACCTTGTGCTGTGACACCGCCACCAGACACTCCACCACCGGTACTGTTATCAGTACGGTTGCCTTGAGATACATCACTTTGCAGTGTTGCAACGCGAGCAGATGAGGTAAATAAATAATCTGAAAGCACTTCGATACAGTCTGGTGTAGACATCGCAATAGTCGGGTTGCCACCATTACGATACGCTTCACGCATCATGTTTTTGATAGTTGTCTCTGACAGAGCACGTTTAACACCAGCGACTGCTGAAGTAGTTGGGAAACCACCACCACCTGTACCGTCACCAGACATAACTGGATCTGCACCGGTTGTGATACCACGATCAGAAGTTGTAGATGCAACGTCACTTACTTTAACGCCAATCCAACCACCAACACCGGCACACTGGCCAGCTACTG